CTGCGCCATCAATCGCGCCGATGGAACCAAGGTCATCAACGGCTGGCACGACAGGCTGCGACGTTGTTGCGTCGATAGCAACGTGCATCGTTGAACGGTCAGTCGTAAAGTGCTGTTCGCCAGCCAGCATACCTGTTGTTGGCAAATTAGCCTTTAAGCCGCGCTTAATTTGTATCCGTGCCATTGACCGTCCTTAGTTGAATGTGCCGCCATCAACGATGACAGGCTTGTTGCGCCACAATAACGCTTCTTCGTCATACTGCAAAATGTCTTCGTTGAGAATACCAGCAACAGCAACATCTTGCAATTCGCTTAAATAAGTCGCGCCGCCGCTACCGCCGCTGCCACCACCGCCATAAAACCCGCTTACCTTGGGCTTGGGCAGTTCAATCTGAAACTCTCGACCGTCGGTCAGCGTTATCCAGAAAGACGTATCGTCGCGCTGCTCCACCAATGCCACGCCAGTGCCGTCGGAACCATTAGCACCAGCAGCACCGTTACGCCCATTGCTACCATCGCGGCCATCCCGACCATCAGCACCATCGCGGCCATTGCTTCCAGCAGGGCCAATAAGTGAAGCACGGTTGACTTCAAACCAGACATCAACGGCAAGTTGTATTTCCTCATCTGTGGGTGCGCGACCTTCGGGGCCTTGTTGCCCGTCTTGTCCGTCAACTCCGTCGGCTGGCTGCGATATGTTGTCCTGTAGCCAAGCAACAGTAGCAGCTTTGATTTGTTCGTCCGTAACAGGAGGTGCATCATCGCCCCGTTCCCCTTGTGGGCCAGCTTCACCTTGCGGCCCCGTTATCATCGTGCGTGATAGCGCGTCGTTGGTGCGCTGATTTAACGCAGCAACAGCCTCCACTAGCGAGGCAATGATTTCCTCGCTGATAGCCATCCTTAAAGACCCAAGCGGCTGCGGATGTTATCAAGCAAACTGGTATCGGGCGCAGTTTCATTGGCTACGTCTGATACGTCAGGCACTTGTTCATCAAAGCTTGGGCCAGCGTCAGCCAACTGCGCTTCGTATTCCTCATATTCCATGTCAGGTGAAATCAATTCGCCGCGCTGGAAATTGTCGAACAGAACCGAAAGCGGCATTGCATCGCCTTGGTATGCGCCAAGCAATGCTGTGACCATCTGCGGGGCCATACGTGCAGCGCCAAAGTCGGTGTTCAGGTTAAATTCAACGTCCTGTGGTGCGCCGACCCATTCGGCCATCCAATTCAGAGCGCGGGTGATAGCGTCCGATGCAGAGCGGCTGATTGACGCAAGCACTGACCGTTCGCCAGCGGTCTTTAATTCGACCGTGCCAAAGGCTTCAGCGGTGCGCTTATCGTCGGCAAGCATCCGTGCGCCAAGCACTGCCATGCGCTGTTCTTTGTCCTTTAGGGCTTCGCGCAGCGTCTTCAGGCCATCGCCCTTAAATTCAAGATAGCCAGCGTTGGCGGCAGGGTCGGGGAATATCCATGCGCTCATTGAGCCGACCGAAAGCGTCGCGCCTTCTGGAAGCTGCACACCCGCAACGTATGGGGTTGGCAAGCCAGTGAAGTGCAAGCCATGCTCATAATCGGCACTGTTGCGATAGTGGCCAAGGTTCGTGTCTACCAAGTCCAGCAATGGCGGTTTCTGCACTGTGGAAGTCGCGCTGTTAGCGCCAAGGATGACGAACGGGATATAACGCAAAGTGCCGCCGTTTCGTGTTGGCAATATTTCGCTAATCAGTTCGTTGTCTTCGGTCATTACGCGAACGCGATAACCTTTGTCCGTCAGGTCAAGGACGCGATATTGCGTAACCTGATTGGTGGTGAATTCGTTTTCCTGCACTTCGACAGTTTCTTTAAGCACCACAAGCGTCAGCACCTGTGCGCCATTGATGTAGCTGACGCGCCAATTGATGATGCTTTCCGCCGTGTAATAACGCAAGAATGGGCGAATGTTTAACGCTTCGGCAGCGGCAATCGTGATATTGGTCGGTGCATTGGCAGGGTAATCGACCATGATGCCAACGCGACCCACGGCAATCTGTTGCTCCACGACCTGTTCGCTAAATTCGCGCAGATTATCGCCAGCAAGCGTTATGTCATCAGCATAAGGCTCAATCGCGGTGGGCAGCTTATAAACTGGGTCTTTGGCAAATATCATGCCCGTGAAGGCATCCAGCGTCCGTGCGCTTGCGTTGAAGAAGCCAGCCCGTTCTTGATACGTTACATATTCAACATCCGTTTGGCCTGTCAGCCGTGGCAGATAGTTGTTCGTGTCAAACGATGGGTTGTAAAGGCTTCCAGTGTAGCGCGTGTTGCTGACATAGTTCTGGATTAAAGCATCCCGCCCAGCGATGACATCGCGGCAACGCTTCCACTTAAAGCGGTTAGCGTCATATTCGGTGTTGGTGTTGGAGACAGACATTTACACCCCAGAAATTTGAGCAAAGGATACCGTTCCTCTACCGATAGCATATTTATATGCAATAAAATAGCCGATAGCATCATTCAGATGGTCAAAGCCGCTTGATTTATCTGGCTCGCCATTTTTCGCGTATGCTTGGCGCTCCAGACCTTCAATCACATTAGGGCATTTGTCAGGATTGACCAAGAGCCTTCGCTTGCCTTGGTTATAAATCATCTGATTGACTGCCATAAGCCTATCTTTGACCGCAGGGTTTTTGCTGTTTGCCAATACCGTGAAGCCAGCCGACCGAAGCAGCGTCAAATCGGATAAGCTGGCGTTGACGCTCTTGGTCGCGCCGCCCGATGCGTCAGGGTAAACCGTTATTTGATGCCCAGCAAAGCGTTCTTGTAATACCCGTATGAGCGTTGGCGTATCGCGCACACCCGATAATTCATCCAGTGCCAGCGGGTCGTTGTTCCGTATCACGCACACGACGGCGCTCATGTTGTTGACGTTAAAGTCAACACCGATGTGGAGCGGCTCGCGCTGTTCGATGGTCGCAAAGGTGATATTCAGTTTGCGGTCAAACTCTGGATATATGCTGCCAGCCGTTAGGTTGACGAACTCGCCATCAAGGTATGCAGCAAGCAAGCTGGCGCTGTAACTGTTTTGCAAGTTCTGAATGTAATCAGGCGGAAGGTTGGCGGCATTGTCGGATGTCTTGGCCTTATACAGCGAATATCCTTCGGCCTTGTTCTTCACCCAGCGGTCATATACGAAGCGGAAGCCTTCAGGCGTCGTGGCAACGCCGACAGTATTGCGAACGGGCTTGCCACCGATGGTAAATGCCTTTTGGCGGTTACGGGCGATAATCTTGTTCCAGACGGCCCGTGCCTTTTCGATGGGCAGCGTATCAAGTTCATCGACAACGCTGTGGGCGACTTCGTAACCGACGATGCGGTCAGGCTGTTCCATGTTGCGGAAAATGATGCGGCCCAATTCCGTTTCCAGCACAGCCTTTTGCTGGTTCAGCTTGAACGGGATACCGTTGCGCTCAAACAATGCGGGGAAGCGTTGAAAGGCGATGTCTTCAATCAGCGGATAGGTGGGCAGATAATATGCCACATCCTGATACGGGCAATAACGCTTTAAGCGCATTAGCCGTGCGATACCCGCAGCCGTCTTGCCAGAACCAAATCCACCGACGAACGCAGGGAATGGGTCTGTGCTGTATATAAAATCCCTTTGGCTTGGCGTGAAGGTCAAAGCCAATCTTCGTCCGTAATGGGTTTGAAGTGCATATTGACTGCCAGCTTGGTCGGTTCGTTATAGCCGTGCATGATGTTTAGTTCTTTGACCGCAGCCGTCATCCCCGACGATGCCTTGGCTTCCAGCGCAATTCTATAGGCGCTCATTAAGCCCTTCACGGACATTTCGCGTGTCCATAATTGCTTTTCAGCAACCTGTGCTTTCAATTCAGCGACCCTTGCTAACACCTTGCTATTGCTCATTAGCCGTGAAGCATTGGGGTAAACAGTTTCATCCTTCATGTTTCCAGCATCATATGCGCTGCGATAGGCATCTGCTTGGCCTAAACCGTCGGCTATGCCTTGGGCGAAAGCTTCTTGCTTTGCGGTAAGTTTGGCGTCAGTCATTGCTTTGCTCATATCCTACAAATTCGCAAAAGATTTAAGCGCATACCATACATGGGAATTCCGATACCCGTTTGGATGGGTCGGAATGATTGGCGTGACACCGTGCATATTGCGCCAAGCTGGATAAACCAGCATCGAATTGTCTGTCTGGTCGAACGTGGCCCCGTAATCTGGGACGTGCAAATTGCCGCCAGTGCTATTCCGGCGCTTGGTTATGATGATATTTATAGCACCCTTCACGTTCGCATGGTCTTGATGGATTGGCGCGGAAATGTTGCAGTTGCTAATCGTGGAACTGAAATGCTTTGCGAACCGCCATTCTTCGGGTATTTTTTGCGCCACTTGCTCCAGATGCGTTTTCGCAACGCTTGGTATGTATTTTTCGACCAATTCAAATGCCTTGATGCCGCTTGCGTTCATTGCCTTGGCGAAAGTTTGCGCTGATTTCACGCCATGCACAGATGAACGCGAGGCATAAGGCCTACGCATATGCGGTTTCGGTGGGCATGAGCCAAGGATGGTGCTGTATTGCTTCACTTCCGCTTCAGCGTTACGCAAACCAGATGAACGGCGCATATCTGACTTGGGGACACGGTTTGTTTGAATTTCAGCGTCAGCTATGTTGACCAGATTTTGCAAATCATCTGGAAGGTTTCGCAGATATAAACCAACTTCCGTTCCGTCTGGGTCAACCAATATGCAGCTTTCGGTTATGTTCGGTTCCAAACCTTCGGGCTGTGCGCCTATTCCGATGATGCGCTGAATTGGGTTTAGGGTGACAATCTTCATGATGACAAAGCCTCAATCAATTTTAAGCCAACATATTCACCGCGCTTTCGGGCGGCGTCAACCAAGCCCTTGGCGCGTTGATAATCTTCAGCTTGAAACTCAATCTGGATAGCTTTCATGACGCCGCTTGCCAAATCAGCGGTTGGGTCATCCAAATCATCCAGTGCGGAATAATCAGGCTCTTTTGCGAAAGTGGGAATATCATCTCCCCATCCAAGCAGCGAAATATCAAAATCAAGTTCCAGCAATGCCTCAAATTCAGATTGCAGCAAATCATCGTCCCAATCAGCGGTTAAAGCAAGTTGGTTATCAGCGATGACCAAAGCTTTCCGCTGCGCTTCGTCCAGATGGTCAAGGACTATTACAGGCACTTCGACCATGCCCAGTTTTTTTGCCGCCAATGTCCTTGCATGACCAGCAATGATGGTGTCGCTGCCATCAATCAGGATTGGGTTCGTCCAGCCGAATTCCTTAATGCTGGCAGCTATATGCGCCACCTGTGCGTCACTGTGGGTGCGGCTGTTTGCTGCATAAGGGATTAAGTCAGCGACAAGGCGCTGTTCAATTTTGGGGTTGCTCATTGCACCTTGTTATACGACCATTATCATTTTGGCAACTGGCGCATAATTATCCGACAAATTCTTTCCATTGCCAATTCGCCCATTGGCGCATTGCGTCGCTCGACCATTCATGCTTGCGCCATTTGGCAAGCAGCGCCGCCTTATCCTTAACCTTGCTTAGTTTATAGGCTATCAGGTCAGTCATAAAATCCGTCGCCGTCAATTTCATCATCATCATCGCAATCGTAATCCAAATGGTCAGGCCTATACCCATCAAGGATAGCTTCGAGTGCAACGGCAGCAGGGCCAGTGATTTCCCTTTTCCCACTCATCCATGCGCGAACAGTCGTGCTTCCAGATGTTTCGCTTAAGCGAAGCGCGTCAGCTATTTCACCAACGCTCCAGCCAAGTTTCTTTTTTGCGTCCTTTACGTCTTGTGCTGTGATTATCATTTTTTTTCTTCTGCCTTTGCCATCTTTTGTAATGCGTGAAGGATTGTGCTGTGGTCGCGCTTCATTATGCGGCCTATTTCTGGTGTGCTGAAACCTTGCTCACGGAAAAACTTTATGCATTCGTGGCGCACTTCGACCAGCACCTTAAAGCGTCGTGGCCCAAGAATGTCGTGCCTATCATATCCATAATCGGATGCGATGTGGTCAATTATGGTCAGGTTTCTTTCGCGTGGCGTCATACCCCTTGCTCCTGCTTTTTAATGGCGATGGCTTCGTTGTAAATTTCGTTCCAAATGCTGTGTATTGTTTCAATGCGGTCATAATGAAATGTGCGGTCAATGTTGCATTTTTCGGTGTTCGAATAATCCCTGCCGTTTGGCGTGACTTTCAATAAATTTTCGATGGCATACTTTAAGCTGACAACGGCTTTCAATCGTGGGTCGATAAGGTCAGATGCGCTTGAACCGTTTATATTTAGCGTTGGGGTTATCATCCCGCCGCTCCTTTATCTGCGCTGATAGTTGGGGCCATTGAAAAGCGACCCCAAGGCATGATTTGCTCAACGCCATCCCATACCTTGATGCCGTAACGCTTGCCGTCTGTATCAGTGACAGTTTTTTCGGTGCGCTTGGCAATACGAACGCTGATAATCATGTCGTAATCGCAAATGCTGCGGGTCGAGTATGTGGTGTTGGGTTGAAACTTAATCATGTCGCGTCTCCTTGTTGGCGGGGCATCGCCCCTTGCTGATAACCCCCTATGTAAGAGGGTTTATATTATGTCAAACGACTTTTTCATTATTTTGAAAAAATTTTATGCCACGATGTATCGTTGGCTTGGTTCATCATTGTAATAATCTTGGGCTGCGATTTTGTCGCCAAAAACATCAACGAACCATTCGCGGCAAAAACCATCGTTCAGATATTCCCAAGTCGTGCTAACTGCATCTGCTATGACTTCTGCAAATTTTGCGGCTGTGGCGTAATTTAAATTCATTTTCTGTTTCCGTGATAGCGACTGTTGGTTTTGGTGGGTGGGGGCCGAAGCCCCCGTTTAATTAGATTTGAACCAGCTTGACGTTGTTGTTGTGTGTTGGCTCAACAGTGAATGATTTGCCCTTATAGTTGATTACATCGCCGTGGTTGATGCCGCGAATAATCTCCTGCTTGCGCTTGTCGGAGGTAATCATTGTGCTTTTGATGTTAGCCCAAAAAACCTGATGCCCGTTTGCGATTGCTTTGGCTTCTTCTTTTGCTGCGTCTAAGCCCATGTCAGCAATGCAATCAGCAATGCAACCAAGTATGTAAATCCGATGCAGTGTGCCGTGATTTTTGGTTTCGTATGCGATTGCGAACTGTTCGCCAGTTTCAAAGTTGTTGTGGCCTTCAACGATGAGGTAAGCTGGTGATGAAGAAATGATAGTCATGGTCGTTTTCCTTAATGGCGGGGCAGAACCCCTGTGGTTGATGCCCCCTTATAAGGATGGTTGCTTTATATGTAAACCCCCTTTTTCATTTTTTTGCATTTTTTTTGCATTTATTCCTCTTTGACAAAAATTCCGTCCACCATGCGGCCCTTGCGGTCTTTGATTTCATGCCATGCGTGAACGACGCATTCTTCAATTTCCAAATCCTTTTGCGCTGCCAAGATGGTCAGCACGACAAAGGCGTCACCGATGCTGTCCATAAACTGTTCGTCCTTGCCCTTGGCGATGGCTTCGGCCAGTTCCCCAATTTCCTCAATCAGCTTGACGAATTGGGCTTGCACGGTGCTGCCAGCAATCAGGTTGCGGTCTTCAGCCCATTGGCGGATTAGGTGTCCATAAATCATTAGTTCATCCCTTCTTTGGTGTTCAGTGATTGCAGTAATTCGTTCTTCAGTTCTGCCAGTTCGTCGGCTGTGATGTAATCTGGCTCTTGCTTGGCGATGCGCGGCGCGTTGAAGTTATCGACCTGTGCCTGCGCATGGCGCAGCGCCTCCTTTGACCACCGCACTGCTTCGGGTTCAAAATTACAGATGAACGGCACAATCTTTGCAGGATGGTCACAGGTGCGACGGGCTTGCTCACAGGCACGGCGCAATATCTGCAACGGAACATCGCTTATCGTCATGATGGCAGCCTTATACCAAGCTGTCCGTTCCGCCTCCTGCATACCCGATGGAGCGCACAGCATCAGGCACGGTGCTAATAGTGTGATGATTTCCTGTGGCGTTGCTGGTCGATATTTGTCCTGCGCTGCCTTCAAAGCTTCCAGTGCCGCCTGATATTTCGTGCAGTGCTTGTCTGGCTGCGCGCTCTGAAGTTCCAATATCGCTGAATTGTCCCTTGGATAGTTTGCCATTTCCTTGTTCCTTCACCCATTCTGCTTTGAACGTCAGCCATCCGCGAGTTGTTGCCTCACCAATAGCGTCCTGTAAATTCCAACCCGCAATGCTGGCTTGATTGATTAAACTCTTTAACGCGGTTTCCGTAATTGGCGACTTCTTGGCTTTGCGAACAGCCATAAAATCATCCCACACCTGTTGCGATACATCTTCAGGCTTCGCCACTTTCCCCTTCAGGGGTATATTTGTTTCTTGGTTGTTGGTTATTGGTTGTTGGTTATTGGTTGGTTGAACGTCCGTTGAACGCCCGTTGTTCCGACGTTGAGCGGATGCTTTACCAGCGTTGGATGCTTTCAATGATTTATCGCGGAAATGCGTTATTTCTGCATCGCACCGCGTGTGGCTCCAACCAGCTTCATTGTTGGGAATAAAGAAGTCTTGCAGCACTTGCTCTACTTCCTCGATGTGGTCACGCATACCTATCTGCCGTGCAACTTCAGGCGCGCTGCCGACAAGGATACCATCCTTCAGGTAATACACATCAAGCAAGCGGCGATAGGCCAAATCCTCTAACAAGGACAGGTGGCGCGTATGGCTGGCGTAATCGCCAATGTTGAATTGGAAATAGTGCATGGCTATGTGCCTTGCAAAATGGTTTTATGGCGTGTATATTTCATCATATGCGGTGCTTCCTTCTGTAAAGCATTGCGGCCAGCGAAATTTCGACGCTCCTTAATTTCGCTGGCCCCCCTTTTGCCTCAATATCAGCCTTTTATAAAGCTACTTTGTTTGCCGAAATTCGATTGTCGGGAACAACGCTTTGAATATAGCCTTGCGTAATGTGAAATCAGCCGTGACCATACCCTTCACATCTTCGACGCAATCCCGACCGCTTTCCGTGTAAGCAAAGTCTGGCTTATATCCAACGCGCCGTCCGTTATCGTGCTTCATCTGACTGCCATTGATGACAAACCAAAACTGCGGGTGGATGACTAAATCGCCAATCACACCCGCAGCCCATAAAGCGTGAAGTTCATCACATCGTGCAGCTTCGCGCTTGCTGTCGTGTTTGTGGCATTGAAAGCAATATGCTTTCTTGGCATTGAATTTCGACCGACGATTAAACACCGCCACTATTCCGATGGCTGTTCATCATATTTTGTGACAGCGTCCCACATCGCTTTTTTATCCGCTTCACTGCGCTTGGGTCTGCTTGCAATTTTTTCTGAAATCAATGCGTCCAATGCCTGTTCAACAGCAAGATATGCTTCCAACATTGGCGTTGAGCGTTTGCGCTTCCAGTTGCTCAACGTGACCCGACTAAGGCCAGCGGCGGTGGCAAGCTTCCCCGCAGTGATATTGTGTTCAGCAGCGCGTCCGTAAATACGCATAACGGCTTGGTGGCTTAACGTCATTTCATGTCCTTTTTGCTAAATGCAAATGCCCTATAAAAAAATGCTTTACAAATGTAAATGGGGGTTACATAAAAAACACAAGGAGCAAACATTATGAACATTGAAACTTGCACAATTTGCGGCTTTGGGCTGACACCTGCTTTTTGCTGCCCAGCTTGCGATGCGGTTGACGCAATCGTTGAGGCTGGCGGCTGTCACCCAAATTTCAAAGAAGCGTTGGCTGAAAAAATAGGCAACATTCTTTTGGACAATGATTGGCACACAACCTTCAATGTCCGCAAAGTTTATCCACGGTTTTATTAAGGAGCAAAATGTTATGAGTGATTTATTGAGCATCCACCAAGTAGCAATCGACAAGGCCATCAAGCTTCTTGATGCGGCTGGCGCGAAATACGCTATCCAATACAACGGCGACACATACGGCACGTTACAAGTCAAGCCAGCGCCATTGCGTCCACGCCGTTACGCTAAAGGTGAAACCAGCGCACATTATTTGCCCATTATCGGCGGATTAAAAGTTGGGGAAGGCGCTTCAGTCCCTATGAGTTATTTCGACCCAAGGATTTTGTCATCCAACATCAGCGGATATTGCGTTCATAATTGGGGCGCTAGTAATGCCATGACCAAAATAAATCGGGAAAACCAGACCATCGAAGTTCTGCGTGTAGGATAAGGGCTAAATCAATGAGCGAAGATAAAATTTGCGCTGCGTATGTTGCGGCATTTGCGGAATTAGAAGCGGCGACAAAGACCGCCAGCAACCCGCATTTCAAATCCAAATACGCCGACCTTCCGACAGTGATTGATGCTATCAAGCCTCACCTGTCAAAGCATGGCCTTGCATTCATGCAAATGCCAAAGCCAAGCGACGGCGGGATTTCAATCGAAACTATCCTGATACATAGCAGCGGCGACAAGCTTTCGATGGGCGTATTGTTTGTGCCAGCCAATAGGCAGGACGCACATGGTTACGGGTCAGCCCTAACCTATGCGCGGCGATACGCACTGCAAACTTGTTTTGGTCTGCCGACGGAAGATGACGATGGCAATGCAGCGGTTAAATCGCAGCAGCCAGCGCCATCAAAGCCCATCACGCAGGAACAGCTTGCGGTGCTGCAAGATTTAATTGAACAGACAGGCACTGACCCAAAGGTCATGGCAGCGCATTACAAAGTGCCATACCTTACCATGCTTCCATCGACTTCATTTGAAGCAGCAAAGGCGGCATTGGAACGGAAGGTGCAAAATGCGGGTTGATGTCGAACAGCGCAGTGAAGATTGGTATACTGCGCGATGCGGTTCGCTGGGGGCGTCACAGGTTGCTGACGCCCTATCCCGCACCAAAACCGGTTACAGCGCCACCAGAACAAATTTACGCATTAAGCTGGCTTTGGAACGGCTGACAGGCAAGCAAGCGGCTGGGTTCACCAGTGCAGCAATGCAGCATGGCATCGACACGGAAGAAGAAGCCCGAATAGCCTATTGCTTTGAACAGAACGTCA